CGGAACCCCACCAATTGCAACAATTTTCTTCATACCAAAAAATCCTCTAGTGTAAATGGTTCAATATCTTTCTCGTCGTCAAACATCCAGGAGAGTCTCGAGATAGATCCGCTCTTCACGAAAGTGGAGAACTTTCCTTTATCTATTTTATTTTTTCCTGCTAATGATGGATGCAAAGTTTCATTTCTTGCTTGCCAAAGAACATTCCAATCAATTCCGTGCCATCCATCATTCTCGACTTTATGAATTTCTTCTGCTTGGCGATCGAGATAATAACCGAGGTATCTTCCATGATGCTCTCTAAAAATCTTTTTAAACGCACAAAGAGAAGTCTCCATAGTAAAAAAGTCGACCTTGTCTTTTAATTCTGGGAATCTTCCTCTAGTTTCCTCGATAAGCTCCCGGGACTCTGATTCAAGTCTCGCGTAACATTCTCTATCAAGTTTCTTATCCAAATTGTGCTCTTGTGCGAGGGCATATAGGAGTCCATTACGATGAGAGCGAGAGCCATCATAATCGTCAAGCATGAGGCTAGTAGGAGTGATCCGAATATCAGCAGTATGACTAAGATGCTGCAAATAAAACCAAGTGGAGTAACGGCCAAACTTATGAATGCTCGTTTTAATGCCGTTCCACAAATTCGTAAAGTTTCTTTCTTCATTTTCTCCATAATAACTCTCCAATGCTTCTCGTTGTGTTCTATTACCTACAAACTTTTGATATGACTCAAACATGGCAGGGAGATGCCCCTTATTCCATTTTGTATCAGTCTGATATCGTAGTCGTTTATAGTTATTCGTATTCCATTGTGTAATTCTATCTACGGTCGCCAACTCAAAATCAGGAAATTCGTTTAAAAGGATCCAGGCAGTTGGAAGATAGTAGGTATTTCCGTAGAGCCAGCAAAACCAAAGACGCTGCTCGTCATTGTGCTCATAACGTTGATTAAGATAGTTTGTCATCCAAATTGCAGGGTCGCAATCATTATATTTGAGTGACCATGCATACCAGCGAATGAATGCCTCGCGACGATTTTCTTTTAGTCTATAATCCATCATTCTATTCTACTGCAAAAATTCACAAAGATCAACAACTTCTTCTTTTTTGTAAGAAGATGCTAAACTTCCTTTGCGACCACTATAGAGTGCTTTCTTGATAGTTGGATCTTTATCGTCATAGACACCTTCGTTAAGTTCACCATTTATTTTAAAAATACTCAGTGAAGATCCAGATTTTTGAAGTCCCCAGAATTTGAAACCAATTGACTCATAAAACACTACTGCATCAGGTTCAGCAGAAACTCGAAAATATACAGAACCTCTTTTCACTGCTTCATCATAAGATTCTAGAGTCAATTTTTTAGCAACACCCTTACGCCTATGTTTAGCAAAGGTATGAAGCAATTGAAGGTTTGCAATTTTGGGATTCGTTTTGCTAACTGTAGTGATTATCGCTCCCATGAGTTCATTACTTTCAGTAAAGGCACCAAGACATTCATCCCAGTTCTTCTGCATATCTGCTTTGGCACGGAAGGTTTTAGCAAACTTATCCTCTTTATCTTCGGTGATTGCTGCTACAAATTCTTCACGAGTACATTTACGCAACTTCATGATATTCACGATGCTTATTACCACGCTCTTTATTCCATTTGGTTTTTATCCAACCAACATATTCATTTAAATTCCAAACGAAAGGAGGAAATCTATACTCATCCGCAGATAAAATCTCTTGAACACTTGGACCATCATTTAATGCAGCATCAATAAATTTTTCGGCGAATCGAAACTGAGATTCGATTTCTTCGCGTTTTGTGGTCGAACGAAAGCAACGAAACTCAATAGTACCAGTGTGTTTCATACAATAAGTATTGATTGCATATCGGAATGGTCGACCCATCGAAACACCATCCTTTCCTGCAGCATGCAACTTAATAAAGTGATCAAAATCCGTTGCTAGGTTGATGATGTTGTCGCACATATATTCAGGCATCTCGCGACCACCATCATACTTTAAATACATTTTGGCGCCTTTGGCGGTCTTCATCTTGCTCGTTTCATAGAATCCATAACATGCTTCAATCGTCTCGGATTGATTAGATTTGATGTAGGCAATTATTTTTTTGAGAGATTCTAGATCTTCGCGAAGTTTGGGAACATAAACGTGAAGATGTCCATGATTAACACAAGAGGCAGAAGGAGTATTCCCTGCATCTACAAAGAACTGATGCAGTTCCATTATACGATCTACTTGTTCTTGCCAAGTTTTTGTTGGTTTGGTGTTAATCTCTCCACCCATATATGGTTCAGTGCCTAGAGGGTCGCATGCAACGTACTTAAATGGTTCATGAATATTGACGATGTCAGTCTCAGCATACTCCCATTTACCAAGACTCTCCGGAGGAGTTAGACGACGGTCAATATCTCCCCACTCAATTTCATACCCCCAAGTAAATTCATTCGAGTCATACTTTTTCATATTTCACCTTTTGCAAGTCAACATTATCAATATTTACACTTTCGATTTTTGTTGATAATTGAGAATCAACAGTGACGTAAGTATTCATCAAAACTTCACTTGGACAATCTAACCCAGAACGATGAGCAATATCTTTGGTGGAGGTAACGATACATCCATTATTGATTAGAGTGTAGTAGATGGGTCTTTTGCCGTTGCGATAAAACCGAAGTTTTTTATCGGCATACAATTCACAAACACCCATTGACATATGAGGAAACTCTCGTAAAGGATCCTCTGAGTATAAAACCAATTCACTATCATTTTTTGTTATGCAGTCATACCCATAAAGTTCTTTCCATTTTTCAGGAAGTTCTTGAGTAATCACCCCGTTATGCACTATGCTTTTTTCGTTTTTGTCTAGGGGTTGATTATACTCCAGATCACTGGTGCTGTATCGACAATGACCGATAAGATAGAGATTGCCATCTTCGTTTAGATATGATTCAAAATCAAAAGAGAATTTATCTGCAGAGACTGCATCCTTAACTGTAATGATTTTACTGCTCTTAAGATAAGAGATTCCAGTTGCATGCATTCCTCGAATCTTAGACTCGAGGAATACTTTTTCGATTAAAGAAAAATCTTTAGAAGATGGATTTTGAATGAACGCGCCAATGACAGCACACATACGATTACCCAAAGAAACTTTCTAGGGTTGACTCATTCGCTTCTGGATGGTATTCAAGGAGAGTTTTCTTTCCGAGTTTTGCTTCAAGATAATCGTACCACTCTCTAGATGTCCACATATCTGCAGATACTCCATTCCAATACTCACGCCACTCTGGATGATCCTTGTTGACTCTTCGATCTTCTACAAAATCTTTGCGAGTTTTTTCATATTCCCAAGAACCCAATTTTAGCATATTTTCTCGGAAATAGCAAACGAGAGAGATTCGCTCCATATCTTCGAGTTTCATACCAGCAGGCGGTTTCAGTTCGGTGTTACCATGAATACCGCCATGATTGTTAATCAGAAGGACATCACCAGGACGAATATTGACAGCAACGCGAAACTCGGGCAGGACAAGGTATCCACCTTCCCAGTTCTTATCCTTCGCCACCACAGTTAGATTTGAGAATCCATCATTAAGATCGCCAGCATCTCGGTGAGCAGCAGTTCGGAAGTTTTTATTGACTGTGATTGTGGTAAAGGGAGTTTCCTCACCAGCAACACGAAATCTTGGATCGAGTTTGTTAGCACAAGACTCCTGAAATGCATAACGGCGAGGGAGCAACTCTTTAAATTTCGATGCGAGTTTGCGCATGAATGGATAGCACTGAGTATACCTCTCAAAGTGATGCTCAGTATATGCAGTTGCTCGACCGTAGGGAATACGAGGATAGCGGTCAAAGAACCCTGCAATTCCAGAAAGCACTTGATTGGCGTAAGTAGTGTCGGAAACATACGTTTTCATTGTCAAAGCAGCATCTTGTGATGCTTGTTCTGCGGGCATATTTAACCATTCTTCCAGTTTACTCGGAAAGAAGTTTTCGTATGTATACCCAGCATCAGTTACCTTGGCGCGTAACCAGCAGAGTCCACGAGTAGATCCAGTGGCACCATCTTTCCCCGAATACTTGGCGCGAATCTCTTTGAGTTTGTCTTCAACCGTTTCGCCAAAGAGAGAGTTAGTTCGCTTGATGAACAGATTCATAATATCAACCTGTTCATCAGTTACCCAGTCTCGTTTGCCTTGCTTTCCGCTTTTAGGACCAGCAGCAAGACCACGATTCTGAGTTGGTTGAGCAGCACCCACCAAACCTTCATAGGCACCAATTTGCTCTTCATGAGTAAAAACATTTTTTCGTAATTTGAAGATGATGTTATCTTCGTTTGAACAATTATTGCAGTTCTTGTCACACGTTTTCATTTTAATCATGTCACAAGGAGGAGGGGCATAGAAGTCGCAATCTTCTTCGATCACAAAATCATAATCAGTATCTTCCATATACTGACCAACTTTATTTTCGCAATCGTTCCAGAATTTTGCAGTAATTATTTTCACACCATCATTTACATCAACCGAATACTTATCACTAATCATTAATAACCTCTTCAATTCAAACCGAGAAACTGCCTCAAATTACGAATAGCACTACCAATTGTCCCAATAGTATAACCCTTTATGAGTCTAAAAACAATCTGATTCACAGAAAATTGTAAAATAAATTGATATCCCTTTCTTTCAAACTGTTTCTTTGATAGCGTTCTTTTCTCAATATTATCAACAAACCTACCATTATATTCCAAAACAGCATGACCTTCACCATTAACTGTGACATAATGCAGGATGAATTCTTTGCTTTTGAATATTTTTAAAAATTTGAAAAAATTGCGATCACTAAAAATCCAAGCAACAGTCAAAGCATAATCTTCACAATCTCCCTTTCCGTTCTTGTCTAATATTCGCCAAGAATCAGTTAAACCATATCGATGATGATCATACTGATAGCGGAAATCTCTATTGCATTCAGTTATTGCTTGATTGTACTTTATCAGTTCCATTTAATGTACCTTTATCACTTGATAGTTAAATGGTTCGTTGACTTGAAGTTCGAATTTCTTCCCATCAGATTTCACAGCAGAAATTGAAGTTTGGGTGATTTTGTTTATTTTTTTAAATTTGTAGATTTTCTTTTCATTAGTAGAATTAGACCAAGTAACTACTTCATATTCTTCTAAAAATAAAGTTTTGAAAAAACTTAGAATTTTATGCATAATGATTTCCTTCAATAATAGTGCCGGACTTGGGTAACAAGGCTCCGGCGAACCCCGCGAGGTTTACGCTGCTAGCGCAAAGTCCTCGGTATAAACGTCATCGTTTGCTGCGTTTATTTTAGTTTGCTCTGTTTAACGTCAGTGCTTGACGATTCTCCACTTCGATACTGAGCACCTGTCGAAACCAGTACACCCCCATCAAAAGCACACCTGCTAGACATTTATTAACTATGCTGAATCCCGGTGTGTCTAGACAGCATCATACTTACGGTGTGCTTTTGGTGGAGGTGGGCGGGATCGAACCGCCGTCCAGATCACCTTTCTCTCCGCTTCATCGAATAAGTGGCCCCCCGATTTGAGCATTGTTAAGAGGCTTGGAGGGCTCTATTATGCGCATAAAACTGCGCATTTTCTCTTTATTATGCGCCTAAAAAAGAGCACACTGCCTGCGGGATCCTCCCCCGCGTACCCTCCTAATGGAGGGATCTTAGTCTGATTGTAGCCTTTGCCACTTCTAGATCAAAGCAGTGCGTTCTATAGTATATAGTATAACTGATTACGCTACAGAAGTCAAGTCATCAAGACCACAAGGAACATAGTGCAGTTTGGTGGGGTCACTGCACAGTTCGTTGGTCAGATAATCAACATCCACCATCGGCATGTAAAGCGTAGGCGAGTTGTTCAGAATCTCACCATAAATGTCGCTGTAAATCACAGGTGCGAATAGACCAAAAATGCAAAGGGCAAAAATTACTGCTAGGGGAATGTACAACTTAAATGAGTTTGTCATCGATTATCTGGTCGCAACCTCTTATTTAACTTCGACAGTAAAACCGTGCTCTTTCCAACCTTCGATGGTGTGGCACTTGGTCTTGTAGTAGGGAGTGATGATTCCAACATTTACTTTCGCGCAGTACTCACCTTGCTCATTCAGGCGAGCAACATAAGAATCGGTAACAGCGAAAGCACCAGCAGAGGCAAAAAGGCAGACGAACGCAACTAGATTTTTCATTTGAAAAAATCTCCAATATATTTGTTTGTGGGGGAATTTGAGAAAAACGTTACTTTTAGTTACGTTTTTTCCGTTAGTATATAGGCCAAACCTATACGAAAATGACAAAAAAGTTTGACGTTTTTTAGTCTTTTTTGGAATTAGTAGATTCTTTTTTATTCTTGAACCTATAATTCTCTTCGAAGTAGTCTAGGTGAGTTTTAGCACATTCATATGAACAAAAATCTGCATTCGGATGATTGACCACTACCTCAAATTCTTTTTGGCAAGTGATGCATTTTCTTTTCTTATCGTTCAAGAGGATTCCAAGTTTCTAAGATAATGTTATAAAGGATATCTGCGTACTCGGCATTTGTCGCTTCGTCTGGATGACCATAAGGTTTTATTGAATGTTTTAATTCTCCAAGAGTGTACATATCTGTGTAATACCCGAGACCTATTCTACATTCAGGACGCAATAACGACAATGATGCTTTTAGATAATCTATCAAATCACCCCAATTCTCATCCCTTGATTTTGAATCAAAAGTTGCGAGGATATTCTTCCACATTCTGTTATGAAAAACTCCCTGCAGAAGTTTAATCCCCATTGAATCGCAGGTTAGTTGCATTGCCTTCATCAAACTCAACCCTTGCAAAACATCACCTCTAGATTGCTGAACGTCGCGATAATACAAGGAAAGAGATTTCTGTTTTTCTGGTCTCACGCATTGAATTCTATTTGGAGAAATTTGACTCATACATTGCCAACGCTGTATTTTGAGTGCTTCCTCTTCTTCCTTTGATAGATTCTCCGCAACTTCTCCTCGTTGCCAAGCTGACCAAAGTATAACAACATATTCTGGTTTTGGATTCGTCATGAGGTAATCTATCGTATCTCGAAAAATCTTCATATTGCAAGCACCACATGTTGCGATATTTGCAAGAGGCATATTCAATTTTTTTGCGAGAATTTCACTAAATCGATATTGGTAATGAGTTGGAGGATCATTATCAAAACCCTCCAACTCATCCCCCCAAACGAAACTGCATCCATTAGTCAATAACATCTAGATTTCCGTAGAGTCTGTCGTGTTCAAATAACATCAGTAGACTGTAGTGCATAATTTTCAGAATATCTTTTCTATGCTCAACAGGAGATTCGCCTTTTTTACCATAACGCCCATTATACTTGTCGACGTTTCCGGAGAAAAACCCCATCCCATGTCCGCGATCAATGATTACTTCGGCAGACTGCAATCCACCCTGTCCGTAGTGACCACTGTAAGTAGAGTCAATATACTTTTTAAATTCTTCGATTAATTCGTCTTCGCGGAATTTATAATTAACCTTGGTTTTCATCAAATACCTCTTCATAAAGTTCTATGATTTCATCAGATTCCGTACGAACTTCAGAGACATTTTGTTTGTGGTAAATGTTAGCAACCTTACGAATGTGTTTTTTATTTATACCTAACGCATCGAAAGTTTCTTGGATAATATCTTTCATCAAATCTTTTTCTGCATCCATCCGCGTCATGGAATTAGAAATTTCTTGCACTGCTTTTGCGAACTTCTTTTTTTCTTCAGGGTTAAGTGTCATGGTGTTTCAATCTCCTCAATTAACATATTACGAAGGTTAAGTGCTTGTCGATCTTTTTCTAAGTTTGCTTTTGTTCCATTGACAAACTTATATGCCAAAGTCATTCTGTCGCATCCAGCATATGCTGCATGCCAACAATGGTGTTCAGGTTCTTCATAAGCACCAAAATAATAATGACGGCACTGCCAACCAGGTTTATCTGGAACGGTAATGATTTTATCGTTTGCCTTGTCATAGTATCGAAAGTATCCATTACCATTCATACTCCAGGTAAACAATACTTGATAGGCATTTGCATCCCAATTGGTATGCCATCCAACATATCCACCGGGAGGATAAAACGAGAGTAGTGCAGAAGTATGTGCTCCAATCTCGCTTGCAAAATCATACTTAACTTTTTGCTGATAATCTTCCCAAGAAGGATCCTTTCTGACCATGTTTTTTATCGGTTGAGCAAAATGTTTTTCTGGAGCACCGATTAGGTCTCCGGTTTCTTCCCATCGTTTAATGCTGTCTCGCAAATATTCTTCTGAAGTGTAGTAACCTCCCTCGGTCGGTTCATCATAAACCCAGAAGTCTTCTCTTGCGTTTCCACCACGGTCGTAAAAATCTTGAATAAACCCATTGAGAGTATTTAACAGGTCTTCATTACGAATTACTACTTCAGTCATTGAGTGCCTCTGCAATAGAAGGGAAGTGCCCACTGATAATGTTCCAGCACTTCTTAGCGATTTCCATATGCTCTTTCTGAGTACCGTTTGCCATACGCAGATCACAGTAGTGAATCCAAGAGCGTAGCGAACCTGCCATGTAGAGAGTCGTCACGGTGTTGCCTTCAGGAAGGACTGCTCGTGCTTGCTCCTTGGCGATACCCTTACCGAGTGCCCATGAATAAGCATCCTTGGCATGAGCAATCAGGTCGCTCTGAATCACACTCCAATGCTCTGCTAGATCATCGTCGTCAGTCTCAATGGAGTTTTGACGATTCTTCGTATCTTGTAGTCGCGCTTCACGATTCTCAAAGATATTGGAGACAGCATACCGCTGACTAAACTCCTGAAAAGAGAATGACCGATGCCGAATAATCTGACGAGAGATATCTCGAGTGGTGGTGATCTCCATGGTCAGATGAACCATTTCAAAAGGTGACCAGTGATTCTCTCGAATCAAATACTTAAGAAGGCGAGGTGCGGTCTTAGTATTGTTCTGATTCTCAGGATTGCTGACACGAGCAGCATATGCCACCAGTTGCTCTGCGGTGTGACAATCGGTAATTGCACTGGGTTTACTTAGGGCAATCAGGTTTACTTCACTCATCACTCAACTCCTTTTCACCAATGGGTTTTCACCCGCTGTAATGTTATACAAATCATAATGCTCATTGACACGAGTCATAATTTCTAACGCATAATTTCCTTCTGGCAAACACTGCTTTTCACACCACTC